AGCAAAAAAAGACCGAAATTGTTTACAAGACCATTACCAAAGAGGTGCCGAAGTATGTGCCCGTTATTCAGCAAAAAGACAGTGATTGCAATCTGTCTCATGGCACTGTGCGGTTGTTCAACAGTGCCGCCCGTGACGAGATGCCCGAAGCCACCGATATCGATGATGATACCGATACCCGACCTTCCACCATTACAGAAGCCGATCTCATCGACTATGGACTCGTCACCATCAAGCAGTACAACAAGGCAAAAAACCAATGCAACGCCTTAATGGATTGGTTTCACTCCGTGGAAAAGAAGGAAAAGAACGAATGATCGAGAAAGACCCAACGGCCTATCCATTAATTACCTATTCGTGGGTGTTTCTACTTTCGATTATGGGCGGTGTGGTGAGCTATATCCGCAAACGTCGCATGGGCAAGATTGCACGCTTTTCGATTACAGAATTGGTCGGGGAGATTGTAACAGCGGCATTTGCAGGGCTTATCACCTTCTTTTTATGTGAAGCCGCCAAGATTCCACCGATGCTGGCTGCGGCCATGATTGCTGTTTCTGGCCACATGGGTTCCAGGCTGATTTTCATGCTCGAGGAAGGGCTGCAGAAGTGGTACGAAAAATACGTTTTCAAAAAACAACTTTCTAAAACTAAAAACGAGGACTAAACCATGCCTTTAACTACGCTCACACTCGATGACAAGCCGTTTGATTTTGATATCGGCGTGGATGATTCAAACCGCTACATCAACTCGATTGATGCACAAGACAAAGTCGCGCCTAGCTATAACCTGATCATGCAAACCATCAAGCCAGAGCAAAAAGACGACCTGAAAAAAGTCGTGCTGATTGATGGCAAACCGAACGGCTTTTTATGCATCAACATCGCCGGTGAATTGAATAAACAGTTTTCCGGTGCGGTGAAAGTCTCGCTGGGAAAGCCGAGCACATCGCAAAGCGAATAGAAGAAAACGGGTTGCACCAGGTTTTATGCCTGGTGCATCACTGGTTGCCCGGGCAGCCAATTAATGAAGACACCATGGGCGAAGCGATATACCTGGAAAAACGCTATTGGGAAAACATGAGCAACGCCGTCGCAGCAGGCATTCAAAAGGCTTTATAGCAACGTGAACGCACTACAACACCTAGATTTTATTGTGAAACTGACCGACATGGCTTCTGGCCCTGCCGGCAAGATCATGACGCAAATGGATACCATGACCACCAAAGTGCAGGCCGGTTATAAAAAAATCGGCTATGGCGCGGCAGGGATATGGGGTGCCGGTGCGGCCCTGGATAACTTGCTTACACCTGCCAAAGAAATGGATCGGGCATTAGGTGAAGTTAGCTCACTAGAAGTGACCGATAAAACCTTAAAAGAACTGACCTCAACATCGCTGAAATTCAGTATGCAATATGGCGAGTCAGCCGCTGACTTTGTGCGTAGCTCGTATGACATTCAATCGGCTATTAGTGGCCTGGTCGGTAATGAATTAGCCACCTTTACTAATGCCAGTAATATTCTGGCCAAAGGCACCAAAGCCGACGCGGCCACTATCACCGATTACGTCGGTACGATGTACGGCATTTTCAAAAATGGCGCGGATGAAATGGGCAAAGGCCAGTGGGTAGAAATGCTGGCAGGCCAAACAGCGGCAGCGGTGCAGATATTCAAAACCACCGGTGGCGAAATGTCGGCAGCGTTTGGTCGTTTAGGCGCTGAAGCGACCAGTAATGGCGTGGCCATGAATGAACAAATGGCCATACTCGGTCAGTTGCAATCCACCATGTCGGGTTCAGAGTCGGCCACTAAATATCGGGCGTTTTTATCGGGCGTGGGTAAAGCCCAAGAGGCGTTAGGGCTACAGTTCACCGACAGCCAGGGCCGTATGTTGCCGATGGTCGATATTCTCAACGCGATTAAAGGCAAGTTTGGCGAGATTGATACCGTTGCTGAATCCGACATGCTGCAAAAAGCCTTTGGCACCAAAGAGGCTGTCTCGCTTATCAAGTTACTGGCCAGCGATGTCGATGGGCTGAATAGCAATATTGAGCAGCTAGGCCAGCAAAAAGGCATGGAAAAAGCCATTCAAATGGCGCAAGAAATTCGCGATCCATTTGAAATGGGTACGCAGGCCATGAATGCCATGAAAACGGTACTCGGTAGGGCGATGATTCCAATGCTCACGCCTGTTCTGGGCTTGCTGGGTGATGTGGCAAACCGCATGCTGCGCTGGTCTGAAATGTTCCCCACGCTCACAAAATACATGGGCGGGGCTGGCCTGGTCATTTTTGGTCTGATTGCCACCATTTCAGCCTTATCGATTGCGGTGGGTATAAACATTATCGTTTCAGCAGGTTGGAGTGCCGGGTTAAAAGTAATCAAGTTCATTTTTAAAGACCTTATATGGGGTCTCATGAAATTAATCCCAACGGTTTGGAGCTTTACTGCCGCGTTATTCGCTAGCCCGATCACCTGGATAGTGCTTGGCATCACTGCACTGGTGGCTATTGTGGCCGCTGCCATTATCTATTGGGATGAATGGACCGGCGCGCTCGGTAAATGGGCGGGCCAGTTTATGGAAGCGCTGAACATTTTCGGCATGGTCGATGGTGTATTAGCGGCATGGGATGCACTGCCACAGTGGTGGGGCAACTTTAAAAACTGGCTAGGCACGCTCGACCCGATGGCTTTTGTCGGTGAAAGCATGGACTGGATTATCGACAAGGTAAACATGATCCCAGGCATCAGCATCGGTGATGGGCCTACAGCGCCCAAACCCATAGCGCCACCGCCAAGCCTGGATGTCAACAAATCACTCAGCAGCCAGGGCGGGGTGATGCAACGTATTACCAATGCCAACAACTCGCAAACACGCAGTATCGGTGATGTGGTGGTGAATAACTACGGCCCAAGCGTCAACGGCAACACGCTGCGTGACGAACTCGCGTTTATGGGTGGCTGATATGGCTGATTACGTCGATTTATTAATTGTTGATGATGATGTGGTCCTGGACGCTGCCGGCGAGCCGCAGCTTATCTATGACAAAGCCTGCATCACTCAGGACATCAAGCACATGGTGCGTGATTCGGGCTTGCTTGTGGAAATGATTGGCGAGCGTAGCAGCAGCAAGATTCAGGAAAAAATGCTGAAACTCGTGCTGTTTATCGAAACGGACGAACGCTTAATTCCTGGCACCGTCGCTATCACTCGCACCGATACAGAAATCTTTTTTATCACTGCCACGACTTACAAATATGGCAGCACCAGCCTTGAGGTAACAAGCTAATGGCCGATGTGGATTTTAAACAAATCGTTTCTGATGCCGGCATACCGACCACCGAAGCGGAATTGAATGCGGCCTGGAAAGAAGAAGTCACCAACGCCGGCAGCACCATCAGCAATGATAGTGACTATAGCCCGTTCTGGCGTGTCATTACGGCTTTAGTGACCAAGCCCGTGCTATGGCTGATTAACTTTTTAATTGAAACGGTGTTACCGAATGCGTTTTTAAAAACAGCCGTGTTTGATTGGGCAGTAGAGCTACTCGCTGATGCGGTGAACCTGACCAGAAAGGATGAAACCTTCACCACCGGTGAAATCACCTTTACCCGTGGCGAAATTGGCACGAGCGTCACCATACCGAAAGACACCATCATCCAAACGCCGACCTTAAACGGCAAGGTGTATCAGGTCAAAGTCACTCAGGCGACCAGTTTTTTAGCTGGGTTAAGTACGGTGCGTGTACCAGTTAAAGCGGTGGAAGCCGGTTCTGCATTTAACCTGGCTGCGGGGTATTACTCCATTTTACCTGTGCCACTGGCCAACATCGTGCAAGTTAGAAATGAGGCTGATTGGATCACCTCACCAGGTGCGGACCGTGAAAGTAATCTCGATTTAAAAAATCGCGCCCGAAACCAGTTTGGTACCGCCTCAGATTTTCATACTGATAGTGTCTATCGCGCTTTAATTTCAGAGTTTCCAGGGGTAACGGTCGATGCCATCTGGTTTGAGCATGATGCACCACGCGGACCAGGCACAGCCAACGCGTTTGTGCTGTTCGACTTTGCTGCACCGGTAGCGCAATACCTCACCGACATTAACACCCATATCACCGATGACGGCAACCACGGCCATGGTGATGATCTGCAAGTGTTTCAAATGCCTGAGCAAACCGTGTCATTGGTGGTGACCGTATGGCACAAAAAAGGGTTAGGTAGTGATGCCGTAACCACACTTAAAAACAATGTGCGTGATTTTGTGAATGCGGCTTTCCGTGAAAACAAAGAGTTTTCACCCACACTGACCTTACCATTCAGCCGGTTCAGCTTTTCTAATCTGGATCGCGAATTACACAACCAGTTTACTGGCATTCATAGCGTGGATTATTCACTCGATGACATTGTGACCGAGCTTTGGATACCACGTTTAACCAGCTTAATCGTCAACATCCAGGAGACAGAATAATGCTGAACATCAAGCTGCCTTTCTGGATTAGTGCCGAGCAAACCGAAGCACTGACCAAAGCGGCCACACGCTATTGGTCAAACATTGAAGCCTGGCTGCGCTGGCCACTGGACCAAATGGACCCGCTCACCTGTACGCCTGGCATGCTCGACTTGCTGGCCTGGCAGCGTGACATTGAACGCTTCACCACTGAGCCATTAGACCTTTACCGCAAGCGGGTGAAATACGCCCTCATTAATGCTCAGGATGCCGGCAGCAAAGCCGGGTTTATCCGCATTTTTGAAAGGCTGGGTATTGGGTATGTGGAAATTGATGAACGGGTTGATCCAGTGGATTGGGACGTGATTCTAGTGCGTTTATCAGATAGCCAACTTTCAGAAAACACCGAGCTTTTAAACCGGATTATTCAAAAGTATGGACGCACCTGCCGACGCTATCAGCTCACTGTATTAACACCAATACAAACAGGCATCACAGCAAGAGCCACCGGCCATACCTGGTGGTTTGACACCGCGATACAAACCATCGCGCCATGGTGGGCAGATAACACGATTGATAACAACGCGACAGGCAATGCCTGGTCGCTCGACATTGCAAAACTATAAGAGGGCTTGAAATGGGCTTTATAACCATCAGCGGCGAAAACCAGATTGCCAACAAACAAGGCAACAGCGAAACGCTCAACATCACCCACTTTGTGCTGGCCAACATCGATGGCCTGGACGTGAATAACGAACCGGTCAATCGGGTAGAAGCCATGCCGGCAGCGGGTGACATTATGGACACCTTGCCGGTAACCAAGCAGGGGTATGTCAATACCAATCAGGTCGTTTATTCCCTGGTGATGGATAGCGCCATTGGTGACTATGATTTTAACTGGGTTGGGCTGATTGATGATGAAGGCGTACTGGTTGCGGTGACCTACACGCCGCTTATTCAAAAGCGAAAAACAGCGGGGGCGGTGCCAGGCAATAACCTCACGCGTAATTTCCTGATCGCCTTTTCAGGTATTCAAGCCACCACGGCTATCGCCGTGCCGGCTGAAACCTGGCAGATTGATTTTAATGCCAGATTACACGGCATCGATGAGCGAGAGCGGTTATCCAACTATGACATTTATGGTCATGAAGGCTTTTTGGGTGATGGCTGGAAACTGGAACGAGTTGGCACGTCATCCACGTATAACGTGTTGCCAGGCGTGGGTTATGTCGGCGGTATTCGTATTGCTGAAACGCTGACACAACAAATCACCGCCACAGGGCCAAAATCAGTTTGGCTTGATGTATCAATGCAGGGCGATATCTCCGATATGACTGCCGTGGTCGACTTTGTGATTGATGCGGTGGCACATAACGATTACACCGATGGCAATGGCTTCAATCATTACCTAACTAAAATCAGTGACATTGCAGCGAATGGTGATGTGACCGATGTACGGGTAGATGGTGACGGCCTTTCTCAGCATTTGTTGGATGAAGACCCACACCCTCAATACCTCACCGAAGCCGAAGCCAACGCTTTATATAAAGCAAAAACGGCCATCGATTACCCGATTGGTGCTTTGCTGATCATGGATGGTGATGTGGTACCAACGGGATTTTTAAAACGTAACGGGGCAGAACTAGTGCGTGCCTCATACCCACTGTTGTGGGCCTATGCTCAGACAGTTAGCAACTTTGTGACACAAGCCACTAAGGATAGCGACCCTGAAGCTTATGCCGGTTACTACGGTGATGGGGATGGTTCCACCACCTTCACGATACCTGATTGGCGTGGTGAATTTTGGCGTGCCTGGGATGATGGTCGTGGTGTCGATGTGGGGAGGGCTATTGGTTCATTCCAAGGCGATGCAATTAGGAACATTACGGCTAGTGTATTAACACAATCAAGATTGCTGGATTTCGAAGGTGCGTTTACGTCTGGAGGAAATATCGATGGCGGTGTGAATGGCAGCGGTAATGGCCCAGACATACTCGCTTTTGATGCATCACTGACTGTCCCCACTGCTGACCAAAACAGACCCCGAAGTATTTCGGGTATGGCTTTAGTACGCGCATATTAATCAGAGGTTAATAATGGATATCACACATTACTCACGAAAAACGGGCGAGCCTTTAAATCCAGGAAAGGCTGATGCTGATCCAAAAAACAAAGGCCAGTTTCTAATCCCAGCCTATGCCACACCGGACACAGTTCCTGAAGTTGAAGAAAATCAATGCGCCGTGTTTACCGATGAAAATGGCACGGTGCCACGCTCACATAAAGAGGGCGAATGGAAAATTGTTGCTGATCATCGTGGCTACTTTGGCTATGACGCAAATGGCAATGAGCAAGAAATATCTGAGCTAGGTATTGAGCCTGACGAGTCATGGACATTAACCAAACCAGAGCCACCTTTTGTATTTACTGATGCCGCTCAACTTAAAAACACTGAGATTAAAAACGGCTTTCAGGCAGCAGTGCAGGCCATCACCACCACCTACACACAAGAGGAAATATCGACTTTTCTCACCCAAGAAAATGAGGCCTTAGCCTGGCAAGCGGATAACACCGCTTTAACGCCTGGCATCGATTATATTGCGGCCAATCGGCCCTCAGTTGATAAAGCGACATTAGTGAGCCGCATCATTACGAATGCCACCACGTACAAAGACATCGTGTTTCCTGCTATGGGTAAAAAGCAGGCGTATGAAGACGAGCTTTATGCCTTGCAAATTCAGCATGAAGACAGCGAACAACCCGACGTTACTCAGGCAGATATTGACGCCATCATCGTGGACTTTAGCTGATGAACTGCCAATGCAAGCCTGTTCGCTGGGCTAAGTTAAGTGAGTCAGAAAAAAACGCCTTTGGTAATGGCTGCGGCCCTGCCTGGTTTCCTGATTGGCTAATTAAATTACTGTTTGGCTGGTTTTTTGAAGCTTCATGCCGCCGGCATGACTTTGCTTATAGCCGTGGTGGTTCACCTAATGACAGGAAAGCCGCTGATAAGGGATTTTTCAAGGCCATGCTGCGTGATGCCAAACGCTTAAGCAGCTATCAACGTTGGCTGGCCAGTGTAGTGGCCGTGGTGTTTTATCTGCTAGTGCGTTTGTTTGGCTGGCTGGCTTTTGAGTATGGGCCTTACCTCACTTTAACCATGATTTATGAGGCGGAATAGTGAAAATAACCGTCACTCAAACAATCCCGATTTATGGTGTGGTTGGACACAAGCAAGTGAAAATACCGGTGTTTAACTTCACCACGATCGATGAGTTTTATCGCGGTTTTTATCGTGATTTTGAGTGCGTGCCACCTTATCGCCGTGGGCAATACAGCATGCCGACCAATCTAGCGTCCGGCTATGAGCAATGGAAGCGTGACAATGTCTAATTGGTCACCGGTGGTACTTCACACACCGATATCCGATGCCAGTGGCTTAAGCGGTAATGTGACGGTGGAAACCATCACCCCCTGGACGCTGGGCGCGAAAGAGGGCAGTGGGACCAATACTTGGTTAGCGTTTCCCAACGCGGTGACGGCCTTGGTGAACAAACTCAGCGCGCAACCGGTGCCGGCGGTGTTTGTTTTGGCGTTTACCGCTGGCAGCGTGAAAGACCTGGCCAGCCAATGCCAAAGCATGGCCGGTGTGTTCCCGCTAAAACAAATTGAACAATGGCAACGTCACGCTGAAAAGCTGACCAACTTGCAGCAAGACAAAATGCAGCTGGTAGATGCGGAAGTGGTGACCGCCGGCATCAAACTGAACGCGGTACCGACCGTTAAAGCGCGTATGAAAAAAGCACTCAGCCAACAGGCTAAAGCGGCGGCCAGCAGCTTAACCAGTAGTGATCCCTTAGCGGCATTAACTAGCGTTGAAAGTGAAAAGGCTGCGTTTGATAGTGCCATCGATGCCGCTTTGCCTGACTTAACCGGCGGTGCCGGCTGGCGATTTTATGCTGAGAGCGATATCTCGAACCAGTTACAAATTGGTCACCCGGGTTATGAATATGCCTATACCGCCTTGATGGCGTTCATCGGTCAGCCAGCTGATCTCGCTTATTTACGTGAAATGATGCCGGAGGATGCATGAGCATAAGGCTAGGTGGTGAAAAGCTAAATGGTAAAGACTTTAAAGTCGCCAGCACATTAACCATGGCCGGTGCGGATTTAAGTGGCCAAACCAGCTACACCGATACAGCAGAAACGGGCGATAAACCCAAGCAACTATCGGTGCGTTACAAGATCCCATTTAAAGACAAGGCTCATTTGCAGCAAGTCGTCAGGCTGGCTGAAGCCAAAGACACATCTGGCAATCGCATGGTTTATACGATTGTGAATATCACGGCTGAAGGCATGGGAATACGCCAGGTGAAATTTGAGGGGGATCTGAGTGCCAGCGAAGATGAATCTCTCAATTTATGGTCCGTGTCATTCAAACTCACCGAAGTGCGATCCGTGCCTGAATTAAAAGAATCACGCCAGGAAGCCAAAACCGTCACCGACCAGGTGGCTACTGGCGATACCGTGGTGCAGGAAGACACCGCCGTGCCGGATGCAGTCGAGCTATCCAGCTTTGAAAACATTCTCAACTTTATTGATAAACACTTACCCGGTAGCGAGACAGCTTGATGCGGATAATCAAGCAAGTTTCCGTTAATGGCATGTCTCAGCAACTGGTCGAGGACCAGGTGCGTGCCGAGCTGAATACACCAGGCCGAGCCATATTAACCCTGGTGAAAAGTGACGCGATTGCACCAGGCAAACTCGTCACCTATGAAGTGGGGTATAGCCAACAATCATCACTGCAGCGGTGGTTTATTGGTTTTGTGGAAAGCGTGGTCCCGATGGGTGACAAACGGGTGAAATGCTTTTGCAGAGAGCTATCATCAGCGTTGATCAATAACATCTCATTACAACTTCGACATGTGACATTGCGTGAAGTATTAACCGAGGTGAACAAACTCACCGGCTTAAATTTTTCAACGCCCGATATCGCTTATGCGAACACTAAAGTCTCGCACTTTTTTCACCTGGGCAGCGGCTATCAAATGATGGCCATGTTGGGGCGGGTGTTTAACATTCCCGACTATCTCTGGCAGCAGCAAGGCAATGGCGTGATTTATGTCGGCAGCTGGGCCGATTCACGCTGGGCGCAGATGAAAAACATTTCATTGCCACAAAAGCTGTTTGATCAGCAGCAGGCGACCAACTCGGCTCGCGTGGCCATCATGCCGCAGCTTCGCCCTGGTATGCGTATCAATGGCAACCGCATCAGTGAAATCACGCTCAAAGCTAATCACATGGAGCTGGTATGGAACAGCTAATGAAACGCATCCTGATGAAGCTTTTCCCCGAGCTGTTCGCCGGATATCACTTGCCGATGTTTGGCCAAGTGGTCGGCGTGCGTGAAGCACCAAAAACGACCGATATCTGTGATGAGTTTCGGCCTAAATATGCCGTTGATGTTCAAGTATTAACGGAAAACGGCGAGCCTGATCCCAAATGGGACATCCTTACCGATGTAATCATGTCGTTACCGGTGGCCGGTCATGAAATGGGCCAGTTTGCCTATCCCGAAGATGGGGCCTGGGTGGAATTGGCTTTTGCCTATGGTTCACCGCAGCGGCCATTTATTCGCAGCGTGTTACCCAACGGCCTCACCATGCCAGCGGTCGAGCGTGGCGAACAGCGCTGGCAGCACAACCCCGCCTCATTTCAGCGGGTAGATAAGGACGGCAATTGGGAGCGTAAAACAGACCTGGCCATCAATGAAGAATCACTCGAGCGATTCATCGAGGCGATGTCGATCGTTGAAACCTATCACGTGGCCAACAAAGAAACAGCCACCAATGACACCGAGATTATCGGTGCGATTAAAACGATTAAAGCGTTTGGCGCCATTGTGGTTCAGTCAGGCGGTATATTGGATTTATCTGCCGTGGCCCATTTACGACTGACCACTAAAGCCGATGCCCTGGTGAAAACCATCGGCAAAATGCAAAGCAACATCGGCACGAGTAATAAGGTGACATCTGGCCAAGACAACACGCTAGAAGCCGGCACAAAAAACCACTTTCAAGCCCCCAAAAGCTGGATAGGCACCAGCGAGGAAAACGGCCTGCGTTTGATGAGTGAGTTGGCTCAGCTCGTTATTCAATTGGCTGAAATATTGGCCCAACACACGCACCCCAGCACAGGGCAAATTACGCAGTCATCACAAGTGACCAACATTGCCACGCTGACCACGGCCATTAAGGGCCGAATCGATGGCATAGCAGAATGATGGGGTTATCGATACGACACGCTGGCAGAAACAGGGCTGATGTCATGGTAATCAGCCAAGATGATATCCGGTTCCTGCACCACCACATACACACGGCGTTCATTCGTTTCTGGGTTTTTTGCCACCAGGCCGACCAGGTGCGTTTTCATATCGTTTGGGTACCATTTTGGTTTGCCCTCAAAGTTCAGCAGCATATAGGCATCATTGGGTATCAACACCCGACGCGGAAACCACTTATCCCAACGACCAGCCAGCACCGCATCACGCTTAGCGGTAAAGCCAAAAGGCAACGCGCCTGGTTGATTGGAATGACGGCCCCAGGGAAACATTTTCGACGACTGATCAGGCATAAGCACAGGCAAAGCCGGACGAGGATGGCTGATATCGACGGTGAATTGCTCACCGTTAAATTGAAAAGTCACTGCCTGGCACATGCGAGAAAATATAGAGAAGATTATTCATATCTTCAATCGATTTTTCCTAACAACACGATGAGGAACCCGCTATGAAAGCGTTTTTTGTTTGTTTACTTTTTATGATGTTCTCGACGATGGCCATGAGTGCGGAACTCACAAAACTAAAATACCTGCAGCCAGGCGATCCCATCTGGTATTCCAATGATGGTGAAACCTGGCAGCAAGGTGAATTGGTTTATTTTGTGTCATCACCAGAATGCGAAGCCACAGAAACCAGGCAAGATGCCACCAATAATCAACAAGTGATTTATAGCTGTGATGAAAATGCGGGGCAGGTGCAAACAGTGAGATATCGCCACAGCACGGAATACGATGGCTTCACCATTAATTACGTGACAGGCGTTGATCCAGCCTTACCACCACCGACTAAAGCCGAGCTTTATGGCCTATTAACCCGAGTGGAAAACTTGATCAACACCAACTCAATACCCTCATTTTTCACCACGGCCAAAGGGCTCATTGATGACCGAATCGACATGCAGAGGCGGGTTGAATTGCTGCGCGAGAATTTAAAAACCAGCGATATTGAGTAACAACGGATAGTTTTGCAAACGAAAAATAAAGGTGTTATTTTGTTTTTAACACCTTTTTTTAGGTGTTTCGATGTGACAGTCGATATAATTCCTGATTCCCAACCTCTCAATGGTGGTCGGGTTTAGGCCACTTCGGTGGATCTGTTCCAGGAGCAGTACTGTCACCCTAAACCCGAACCCGCCGCCCAACGCGGTGGCTTCATAATTGGAGCGACACCATGTCTGAAGAAGAAAACCTCACAACCACGTTTAAACAAATTATCCCTTTTCATGGAATTCTGATCAGTGTTGTTGAACACAACGGCACTGACTATATCCCACTAAAACCTATCGTTGAGTTGTTAGGAACACAGTGGAAAACGGCCAGAGAAAAAGCCTTTTTTGGCGATAACAAAGAATTATTTGGTACATGTGAGCTGAACGAACCAATTTTCAACACATTCCATACCCCTAGGGGTGCGAAAAAAGCGGTGTTCATCTTATTAGAGGCTGGAGAAATGTATCTAATGAAGACGAATACCAATCAAATTAGAAAAAATGGCAATGCCTCAACAGCAGATTATTTATTAAAACTGCAAAAAGAATGGCGTAAAGCGCTACATGATTATCAAAACAAAGGCATTGCTGTTAAGAGCAAATCATTGGATCAGAAAAAGGAATTAAAAGAACTATTCAATGCACGAAAACTAGCCACTAAACCAGCAGAAAAAGAAGCTTTATCAAAAATGATTGAGCATCAAATGGCAGAATTAGGGTATCCATTAACACCCGATCCTCAAGGTGAACTGCCTGTTTAATATTAAAGTGGGGGAGGCTTTCCTCCCCCATATTTCAGTTATGGGTGTAAAAATAACTCACTATTTGAAAGTATAAAAAAAGGGGTTAAGCGTGGACAAAATCACACTTAAAAGATTAGAACGAACCGTTGGTCTTACACTTCGAATTGCTCACGGCCAACCAATACACATAGATAAAAAAGATTTGAAATTGCTACCAGGTTATTTAGATATAAAAACAAAAACACAAGCCAGAAAAGAAGGTCTTGAACTAAAACGTGGAGCAAAACCAATAGGGCAGTGTGTTTGGCGTTTAAGTGTCGGTGGTTCAGCAACGGGCGATCTGTATTTGGGTGCAAGTTTTAAGCAAATACACCGAAAAAAATAGCTATGAAAAAAGCGAATTTGATATGGCGGTGAAAGGGCTCACAGAAATGAATCAGCAAGCCGCTTAATATTCACCCTGAACTTACCCGCTCCGCCATGGATGGCCAGTCGAGGAAACTCCTGGCGGGTAGGTTCGCCTTTATTCTACGATGTAAGTTTGCCTCATGGGTTCTCTCATCGTGACATTACTGATGTCGGTGTTAAGTTCCTGAGCAACAAACTTTTTGAAACCATCAATATCAGGCTCGAAGATATTTTCTCCAGCAAATTTATTACCGTGTTTCTCCCAAAGCTCTAAAGTTTTAACTTCAATATCAGTCAATGGTTTCAATGCTTCAACTTGCCAATACCAGCTCTGCTCACCTGAATTGCCACCACCATCAACAGCATATCTAGCAATGGCTAATGCATCACCATTATTAATCTGCTCCAGATTCTTACCAAGAAACACATAAACGACTTGTACACGCTGGCTACGTTGAAAGTCTTTTGCTGCTTGAATAGCTGTTTGGGCATACTGTTCATAGCTATTGGCAGAAGGTGCAGAAATATTAAATTGCATGCGTTTACGACCTGAAAAACTGTAGTTATCAGTCGACAAAAGCTTATATTCAACCGCTTCGCTAGTTTCAGGTTCAGGGCGAACTGATGGGGCGGGAGCTTCTGTAATCGTGGTTGTTTTTTTGGCTTCAGGCTCTGAAATTTGCGAGGGTTTGGAATCTGAGTTATCACCGAAAATGGCAATCATCAACATTGGAACTATTATGATGCTGACAATCGCGGGTAATAAAATCCCTAATATCTGAGGGCCAGTATTGTAGCTGCCACGCTTTGTGAAGAAATTAACGATTGTTTTTCTAGTAAACCAAAAGCCAACAACCATCAAAACTAAAGCTAATACAGCTTCAAAACTGCTCATGTTCATACTTCCTTGTAATTGTGATCAATGTCTCGATTATGGATCATCCGCGTTAACGTAGCAATGATGCGGGGTTGTGGTGATGGGGCAGGGCTTATACACTCAACCACGGCAAGCACTCTCAAAAGTACATTTTTCTAATTTGATTATGTCGTCCAGGTTGTGAGTGCTTGCCTTTATAACTTCAGAACTTTAAAGAAATATTCTTCAGTAATAATCACTATGGGGTGACCAGCATCCCTTACATTCACAGCCTCTTCAATTTTTCGCCCAAATGATGAGTGTATCCATGCACCACTTCCAATTTCACCTATCACAAGATAATGGCAGTTGGAATTTGCATTCTTTTTGACAAAACCACCATTTTCTAAGATGAGTTTTTCAACATCTTTTCGTTTTGCATGTGAGAAGTTGCCTGTTAATGCAAAGTGATGACCGGGTATTGTTATTTCATCAGGCGGGTTTTCAGTTAATGGAAGCGATGTTGATGTGTTGGAACCATTATCACTCTTGTGGTTTACTCCAGTTATCTCAATAAGTGAATCTAGCAATTTTGCTTCTTCATCGTTATCAATAATGTCATCAGATAAATAGACCTTTAATCGCCAATGAAGCTTTTTGCCGATCCAGTCTTCAGCAACTAATGGATTAGCATTTAACCAATCAAGTAAGTTTTCAGCCTCAGCCTTTGTTACAGCACCATCAAATAAGACACCTCGACAAATACCAATAAGTTCATCAATAGCACGGTCTTTGAGACGTTGTTTATTTCGGTTGTCGATTCTGTTACGAGCTTGTTCATCTTTAGCGGCCTGACGATTTTTCTCGTCTTCAGCAATTAAAATATCCCATTCTTCGTCTGTTAAATTATTGAAATACTCAATGTCTTTGTCGTCCATATTCGTCCCTGATCAAGCTGAAATTTGAAAGCCAAATTATTACATAATTTCGTTATCCACGTTTACAGAGATATACAGGAGTTGACAGAGAAAACGCAGAGGACTATATTTTTAAGCACATCAGCAAAATCTGATGTCAGGGTTTGGAAGCTCTGTTATTCAAGGACGCCCAATCAGCCGCGTCACGCGGTTTTTTTGTGCCATAATTTTATGGTGGTTGTGCGTGGGGGAGCTTCGGCTCGCCAGGTCCTTGAACTGGTCTTCCAACCCTGCGTGCAGCCATCACCCATGTTTGGAAGCGTGGTTGATGGTTTAATTTTCAAGGAGATTAACCATGTCAACTCAGCAATATTCCCGCCTGCGTCTCGTTCAGGCCATTTCTCAAAATGACTCACTCTATAATCCAGAGCCTAATTATCAAGTAAGCACCGGCACAGTCTGGGGCTGGCGTGATAGTGATAACGCCCCCTTAGTTATCCAGCTTTCTAACGGTATCCATTTCGCCTGCCCAGGCATCAGCAAAATAGCCAGACAATCCGCCTTAGCCCAAGGGGCCATTGGCCAGAAGGTGGCCTTTTATCATCGTGGGTTTGATATCCAGGGCAAGCCCATCCAGCCCGAGTTTAAAACACTGATTATGAATGGGGAGGGCTAAACCATGGCTGATTTACGCACATTAGCGAATCCATTCCAGTTTGCTGAGCTGGATGTAAGAACGGCGGTCGACCAAGATGATCAAGTCTGGTTTTGTGCCAAGGATGTTTGTTTGGCTCTGGATATTGCTTGGTCAGGTGGATCAATCACTCTGGAAAACATGCCAATTGACTGGTTTATGGTCATGAATCTCATGACCATAAAAGGCGAAAGAGACGCCATTTTCATCAATGAGCCAGGCTTATATCGGCTCATTTTTCGCTCCAATAAACCCAAGGCCGTCGAGTTCTCTAATTGGGTTTGTCGTGAGGTGTTGCCTGTTATCCGTAAAAATGGCTTTTTCGGCACTGTTTCAGGTAAGGACAGGTTGGCTTATTCAAAGCAGGTGGTCGAGATAACCACCAGACTCACCCAAACCAAAGATGCCATGCTTCATAAGATGCTCATTGCAGAGCTGCGTGACTGCTGCAACATCATCGGCAGGCCAATGCCTGATTTAGCATTGCTAGGCAAAGACTATAAACAGTTGGATATGTTGGAGAACGGCCATGAATAACTTAAAAACATTAGCCAATCCATTCACCTTTAAAGGCCATGATGTCCGTGTGGCCGTAACCGAGCAGGGCGGTGTGTTATTCCATGCTGAAGATATTGCGAACGCGATGGGTATGGATAGCAATACGCTGCAAGATGCCGTTCGTTTTATACCGGGTAACTGGCGTGTCTTTTTACCAAACACCGATATGATTTTCTTAACTGAGCCGGCAGTGTTCAAACTGATATTCCATTATCAGTCTGAGCAGGCGGTATCATTAGCTGAGTGGATAGTGCAGGACGTACTAACCACGTTAAGGAAACATGATTTTTTCGGTGAACTCAATCCAGCGTTAAGACTGGAATATGCCAAAACTATCACCGACTTGTTGCAGCAACTAACAAGCAACCGGTCGGGCCATGTCCGCGATGTATTAGTCGCAGAGCTGCGTGATTGCTGCAACCTGGTAGGCAAAGAACTACCTGCAGCAATCAACAAAACCAGCATGCACTTCTGATTTATTAAGGATGTGGTATGAAACAATTGATAAGAGAAATGGAAGAGAAGGTCATCGCGTTACGTGGGGCCGCTCATGGAATTGCAGCATCGATGGATGATGAAACCATCACCAGTCAACAAGCATATCAACTGCTGAAAGCACTGGCCGATAGTATGCAGGACATCATCGATAAACGTTCCATACCAGAATAAATCATCACTCAGCACGGGCCGGCTTAATGTCGGCCCATTCTTTATATACAGGCCAGGCATTCACTGGACATCCCACATAAAACAATAAACACCAGGTCAGAAGCTGCCAGAAAACAATGGCGTTGATTATTGGACAGCGGTCATCACCAACAAAATCATCGGTGTCAGCTGCTGAGAATAACCTGACCAGGTGAACACCTGGTCAATCTATAGAGAAAAGTGATCAATACCCAGCCCCAGAGCCAGCCAAAAAATCACAACGATCCCAATCCCCCAAAAACACTCCTCCTCACCCGCGATGTTTTTGCATTTTTTTTGAGTTTTGAAATATGAAGTGCATCGACAAATATCAGACGAAAACAGCAAGGCAGCAGCTTTAAGGCTGCATCAAATCGATGTTTTTTTGTTCATAAATTGCAATGAAGTCTTAATTACTGAAAATATTTACAGCCATTTTGCAGCCACTAATTTTTTGATGATTTGTTTAATATACTGATAATACTTGATTTTATAGAAAGGTCAAAGAGGTTCAAATCCTTCTGTCCCGACCAATTTAATCAGTAAATAAAACGATTTATCCCACTATAAAAAAGCCTGTAAACCCTTTATTTATGAGAGTTTACAGGCTTTTTTGTTTATGGTTTTAGTTGCTGCAATTAGACAACCATTTTTCATTAAATGGCTGTTTTTGGACTTTTTACAGCCATTTTACAGCCACTATAAATTGGCCAGTGGGTTCAATTCGATAACATCGCGGAAATGAGATGGTGACAGATGTGCATATCTCATTGTCATTTTTATATCTGTGTGGCCAAGGATATTCTGCAGCGTGATTATATTGCCTTTATTAATCATGAAGTGGCTTGCAAAACTGTGTCTTAACACATGCGACAACTGACCTTTAGGAAGGGTGATATCAGCTCGTTTCACGGCCTTCCTGAATGATGAGTAGCAATTCGTAAAAATACGCTCTGACGGCTCGCTCAGGCGGCAGAAATCTAATAGATCATTATAGAAAGTTTCATCCAGTGGAAGACTGCGCGTTTTCTTCCCTTTTGTTTTTTCAAAAGTGATTAAATTTTTCCCATGCAACTGCTTTCTTGTTAAAAACATAGCCTCACCCCATCTAGCCCCGGTTCTTAAGCAAATATTGGCCACATACCAGGTTGATGGATTTTGACAGCCTGTTTTTATGGATTCGAGCAGGTCCTTGATCTGTTTTTCTGATAAATAGGTCAGCTGGCGTTCCTGCAGCCTGAGCTTATCCAGTTCATTTATAGGATTTTCATAATTAATGACACGCAGCTTTCTTAATGTGTTGTAAACAGCAGATATAGCACTATGAATGTTATTGAAGGTCTTCGCTGATATAGGCGGACTATCTTCATAAAGCCGTTTATATCTGTATTTCACAATCATTTCTGGTGTCAGCATGTGGCCAACAGGGTTTCCCATTTCAACAGCAGCGGTTTTGAGTTGGTTTAATAGCTTCTCTTTCTGTGCCAGGTTAATACCGTGATATTTGTACCAGATGTTTATTAGCTCAAGTAATGTCCTGGGATCACTAATTTTTATCGGGCTGAGTTGCAGTCCGACAATGTATTCGCGTTCAAACTGCAAAGCTTCAGATTCAGTATTGAACAGCTTTCTAACTCTTTTCAGACCTTTCCTGTTGACCAGGCATAGCCATTTGCCATTTTTTTGTTTTGTAACAGACATTTAAAAATTCCATTTAGCAAAATAGTTATGTGTTCACGCGAAACACTTGTCAGATTTTGAAAGGCCGTCGGAAAACCATAA